TTATTTGTCCCCTTTGTCGGTTTTGTTTTCTTTGTTCAGGCGGCGCTGGATAAAAATTTCCACCACCTGATAACCCGCAATCCCCAACGCGGCACCGATGCCGTTCACGGCAGCACCCGATAAATCAGGGAATTGCACCAGCGCCACACCGGCCACCATGGAAACAAAGCCGCCGAGCAACATACGGCCTATAAACAGCCGAGGCGTGATGGGTTCACCACCGGCGAGCACTTTGCCCACTACAATCAGCATCCCGATGAGGAATAGCGTCACCACGCTCTTATCGGTTTCGTTCATGAATTAATCCCATAGGTTGAGAGTCTCCGACGCGGTCGAGGACTCAACGACCGGCAACTCGACAGCGGTGCCATGCGGTAACACCGCACCTAATTCTGCAAGCCCCGGATTGACCGCGAGCACCGCCTCGACCACGCCCTCGGTGCGCCCATAACGGCGATAACACAGGGCGTCGAGGGTGTCGCCCTGTGAGGCGATAACGCGCATTAGATTTGCCCAATGATGGATTTAGGCCGCCCTTCTAAGCGACTCACCGCCCAGCGTGCATCGCGCCACAGCGTGTCAGCGGTGCTCTCAACGGTGTCGGCTTTCCGGTCGCCTTTGGCGCTGGCGTCATAGCCGCGATAACGCTCGTAGACGCTGGCACTGGCAAAGGCCGACACGGCGCGCAGGTAGTGAAAACATTTTTCACTTTCACCATCGATTTTCTCAGCGGGAACCTCCGCTAAACAGGAGTAGCCTGCGGCGATATTTCGCTCACGAAAGAGATGTAACTCGGCATTGGTTTCGGCAATCCCCATGCGGATCGCTTCACGCAGTCGCTCAGGCGTAACCACATACTCAAGACGCATGAGCTCACGGATACGCACCGGGTCAATATCCGGCCAGAAATAGGTGTTTTTAATCACCGGCTCGCGCGGTTCAGGCGCAGGAATGACTATCCCTGATGCGTCGGTGTTCTCATCCGAGGCAGGAATGATGATTGTCGTCATGACAAATCCTTGTAATGGGTGGGCGGTGGACGCAGAAGCCAATCAGAGCAAGTCTGTTTTCTCTGCGTGCCGCCCGGCGCGGGGCGCGTTCTGTTAGCGGCGAGCGGTGGCGCTCGTCGGTTTGCGCGTACGAGTGGCTGATTTAGCCGGTGTTTTCGCACGCTTCGCTGTTTTGGGTTTGGCGCGTTCTTTCGGTTTTGGCGCGGGAGCCGGTTCGGGCTCACTGGCAGCCTTAATGGCTCGCTCCAGTCGCTCGATATCCTTTTTCACACCGGCCAAGCGGTCGAGCTGCATGGCGCGTTTAAGGTGCTCTAGCGCTTGGAGCGCCGCGCCCTCATCACGCAGTACCAGCCCGGTGATTTTGTGCAGTTTGGCGCGCACTTTATCCGGCATATCGGCGCTTTCGGTCAGCGCCATGGTGTCGAGTAACAACGACACGGCCACAGGCTCACCGGCGGTATGTAAACGGTCGGCAGTGATAGCCACATCCTCAGCCAGAAAATAGCCGGTTGGCCGGTTGAGGTGCGACGGCATGGCGAGACCGTATTTCAGGGCGTAGCGGGCAATCTCCAGCGCGCCGGCAATATCATTGGCGTCGAGCTTCCACACCATGACGGTCATTAAAACCGCATCTTGAGCGCCTCGACCTTCGGCTAAAACACCCGCGACCCATGGCGCATACTCCGGCAACATACCGCGCTTAATCTCGGCCTTACGCTCTACCGAGTGCACACCTTTTAACGTGCGCATATCACCGGCTAAACGCATGAGCATCAGCTCGTATCCGCTGGCGTGGCGCAACGCGCTGTTTTCACGCTGCGCCGCCTCCTGTGCCGATACCCGCATCATGTGACGCTGTGCAGGGCTCGCCATGATTATTCCTCAGCGTTATCGGCGGTCGGTTTGTCATCCACCGGCGCGGATGCCTGTTCCGGTGCCGCTGGCGCTTCAAAGGTGCCGACCTTGATATTTTCAATCAGGCACGCACAGCCATAATCCTCGACCACAAAGTCGACTTTCAGCGACTCATAGTTTTCGATACGGTCACGCTTGGCATTCTCCTCGATATGGCGGCGGTGCGCGCTGTCCATAATGTAAATAGACAGGTTATCGAGGCGCGTCACCATCATGGCATCGGCGGGG